GTAGTAGTTCTTGCCCGACTTGGCAACCTCGGCCTTCGCCAGGCGGTCCAGCTCGGCCTCGGCCGACGCCTGGTCGGTGGCCTTCGCCACCTCGCCGCCGTGGCCAACGGTGCGGAAGGCGGGGGCCATCTTGGCGTTGTGTGCCTTGAGGGCGTCGAAGGCGGCCTTGCGGACCGTCTCGTCGGCGATGCCGTCCACGGCCTTCACGATGGCGGTGCGGACGCTGAGCTCGCCCGGGAAGTTCCCGAGTTCCTCGGTCGCCCGCTTCTCGAAGCCGGTGTTCTGCTCGGCCGCCTTGGCGAGCGCCAGGGCCTTGCGGTCCTCGTCGGCGCGCTTGGCCATGGCCACGAGGCGGGAGTCGTCCGACTTGCGGTAGACGTCGCCCTCGACCGAGGTGTAGACCACCGGGTCGGCGTCGGAGGCAGCCTTGGCGATGTCCGAGACCACCTTGCCGCGGGCGTCCTTCGACAGGGCCAGGAAAGCCGCCTTGCCGGCGTCGTCCTGCTTGCCGTAGTGGTCCTTCTCGGCGTCGGTCAGCTCGGCGACGGCGTTCGCCTTCGCCAGGTCAGCCTGGAGGGCCGCGATCTGGGCGGCGGTCTCGTCGTTCTTCTGCGTCTTGTCGTCGGCCATGGGAACCTCCTTTGAGCCGTTGTCGCGCTTGGCCGCGTCGAGCAGCGCCCGGGCCTCGTAGCCCGGGACGCCGACCTCGGCGACCTCATGGGTGTGGCCCATGGCCTCCCCGATGACTATCTTCCCGTCGGCGTTTATCACCCACGGGTGGCAGTGGTCCTCGTTGTACGAGGTCATGCCGCTCGAGTTCACGCGCATCTCACCCCGGTCGTAGTCGAGGACCAGGAGGTGGGTGTGCCCGCGCTCGTTGGTTGTGAGGGCCGCGCGCTTCGACAGGTCCTGCCCGTCGGTGTCCGGCGCCTCGCCGTCGCGCTTCATGAGGACCTTCTTCGCGCCCTTCTGGGCGGGGGAGTCCACGGCGCTGATCTCGTTCATGAGGAACTCCCTCATGATGTTCTTGCGGGCCATTTACTTCACCTCCTCGTTGGTGACGTACTTCCCGCCGATGGAGAAGCCCGTGTAGGTGCCGTCCTTGAACTTGGCCAGCACGTCGGCGTCGGGCCGCATGGCGATCATCAGGCCCGTCTTCTCGAAGGGCATGCCGAACGCCTTGGCGACCTCGGTGGTCATGGGCCAGGCGAAGACCACGGTGCCGTGGTCCTCGGCCTTCTTGCTCGCGGCGTCGCCCTCCTGGCGGTGCATCTCGCCGGCGACGCGGCTGTTCTGCATGAAGTCGACGGAGGCCTTCAGCATCGAGGCCTCGGGGATGTGGTCGCCCTGGACGTCGAAGTAGTCCTTGCCGTCCTGCTTGCAGACGATGGCCCAGCCGAAGACGAGCCCGAGGTCGTCGTCGACCTTGATCACGTCAGCCTGGGTCTGGAAGTCTTCTGCAGACATGTGGGTCCTCGGGTGTGGATGCTCGATGACTGTCTGCTGGGATCGGACCCCGCCCTGGTGTTGCTCACCGAGGGTCAATACCACTGTGGGACCAGGGTCCGATGGTTTTGGAGAATGCCACGCCGGGCCCGGGCGCGCGAGCCAGCAAGTTACTTGGCTGGGGCGTCCACGCCGCCGGGGATCAGCCTGGTGGACAGGCAGCAGCGGCACTGCACGGTCTCCTCGGCCGGCGCGTCCGGGTCGCCCGGGAAGTCGAGCGTGACGGTGGAGGAGACTTCCCAGCCCGTGCCCAGCGGGCGGCGCTGGCCGTTCAGCCGGGCGTGGCTGTGCCGGACGCGCTCGTCGGCGGCGGTGTTCCAGGTGCGGACCAGCTCGTTGGCCTGCAGCTGGCCGTCGTCGATGGCCTGCCGGAACATCTCCTCGGTGCCCTGGTGCGCGGAGCGCAGGGCCTCGGTCCGGCCGATGACCTGGGACCTGTAGATCAGGTACCGCTGGCGGTACCGCTCGACCATCTTGTCCACCTGGGCCGTGCTGAGGGCCTTCTCGTTCCTCATGGCCGTGCGGATGGTGCTGTCGAAGCGGCGGTCCCGGAGGCGGCGCTCCAGGGCCTCGGGCGACTGGTCGGTGAGGAGGCGGCGGAAGTTCGCCACGGCCCGCTCCTGGCGCCGCGTGAGGCCGATGCTGTCCCGGAACCGGCGGGCCATGTCCCTCGGGTTCAGGCCCTCGCGGATGCCCTCGGTCAGGGCCTGCCTGGACGCGGCGCGCTGCTCGGCGGAGAACTCGCGGACCGCACGGAGCGTGCTGCGCTGGATGGCCGCCACGGCCCGGGTGTTCGTCTGGTCGTAGGACACGACGACGTCGAGGATCTTGCCCGAGGACAGGAACGCCGCCGCGGCCTGCCCGGACTGGGTCATCGCCTGCCCAGCCGCGCCGCCGACCGTCCGGCCGACGCTGTCGATCATGGCGAGCGCCTCCTCGAAGCGGCCCTGGTCGATGAGGTCGGCGAGGTCCTTCAGCGTCAGCCTGTCGCGGATGCCGCGCACGGCCGCCAGGAAGGCCCTGGCGATCTCCGGCGCCTGGCGCCTCGCCTGGTCGCGGATGCGCCGGGCCGGGAGCTCTGCCTCGCGCCTGAGGGCCATGTCAGCCCTCGACCTTCAGGACGTAGACGGCCGCAGCCGGGTCACGGGACACCAGCTCCAGGGCCTTCACGGTGCGACCCTCGATGGTCACCGAGACGTCCCCGTCTGGCACGGTCGCCGGGGAGATGCTCGCACCCATGATGGTCACGTACTGGCCGACCTCGCGGACGATCGAGCCCTCGCGGCGCGTCACGGTCAGGTTCTCGAAGAAGCCCTGGAACGTGTGGGTCGTCGACGTCGGCTGGTTCCCGGCGAGCGGGTTCAGGGGGTCGCGCGTGCCCGGCACCGTCTTCACGAAGGTGCCGGGCACGAGCCCGCCGGCCGAGCCGATGGCGTCGTTGACGAGGCCCGCGATGTCTAGGCCGAAAAGGTCGGGCATCAGGCGTACCCCTTATCCAGGTCGCCGTAGCAGGGACCCAGCCCCTTGGCGCCCGTGCCGGACGCCATGCCGAAGCCGACCGAGTCGGACAGCGCGCTGGACAGGAACGCCTTGACCAGGGCGAAGGCGGTCTCGTCCTGCAGGGCCACGCCCTGGGCGGGCATGAAGAACTCGACGCGGGCGGACCCGGCGCCGACCGCCTTGACGTTGGAGCCCCCGCTCGAGCCCGCGCCAGACTTCTTGGCGTCCATGGCGATCGACCCGGCAAGCAGCGAGCAGGCCGTCTCGACCTCGTAGGGCACGGCGTCCGACGGGACCGGGGTGCCGTCGGGGTAGGTGACCCCGGTGCGGGGCCAGGCGTTCTTCTGCGAGGCGCCGCCGGCCTTCTCGCCCGCCCAGTTCAGGAGGTCGAGGCGGTTCGTCGAGGCGACCAGGAGGACGCTCTTCTCGTCCGTGGTCTTCGGGGCCCACGTCGGCGACCGCAGGGGGTCGACCGCGAGGCGCCCGTCCGCCTCGGCTACCGTGGCGTAGGACACGTACTCCAGGCCGCCGATGGTCAGGCTGGTAAGGCTCATGGCTTCTCCTCCGGGTCCTTGACGTCTTCCTCCGGGTCGTCCTGGCCGAGGCCGTCCGCCTCCGCCTGGGCCCCCTTGAGGCCTGCCTCGGAGAGGGCCATCTCCATGTCGAGGAGCTCCTGGTCCGGCGGGCTGACGCCGAGCATCGCCCTGACGTCCGCGACGACCGGGTCGGCGGGGTGCAGGGTCGCGCCTGCCGTGGCCATGTCGCGGAGCGCCGCGGTGACCTGCTCGACGTCGCGGTAGGCGACCGCCTCGGCCCGCAGCTTCGGCATCATCTCCTCGGGGAAGCCGTTCAGCGTCCAGGCCGTCTCGAGTAGGTCGTTGCGCAGGCCGTCGGCCACCTCCTCGAGGGTGCCGTCCACGGTCAGGGCGAGCTGGTTACTCTTGTCGCGGCTGAGGGCGTTCGACCCGGCGTCGCCGTCGCCGAGGATGATGCCCTCGACGCCGAGCACCCGGGCCAGCTCCTTGTTGATGCGGACGATGGACGCAGCGACCTCAGCCAGCGTCGTCGACCCGCCCTGGAGCAGGTCCATGCCGAACTTGTGGGTGCCGCTCGGGGTCTGCGCGTCGTCGGAGGTCTTGTAGACCATGGAGTCGAGCAGCAGGCCCAGGGCAGGGTTCTTCACGTGCTTCTTGACGAAGTCCTCGAGCGGGCGGACGGCCGCCGCGGCCTGCTCCTTCGTCATCTGTCCGGCGTCGACCTTCTCCCTGATCTCGGAGTAGGGCGCCCGGCCGACGGGGGTGCCGCGCAGGTCGTTCTCGAAGCCCCACTGCTCGAGCAGCTCGAAGCGCTCCAGCCTCTTGGCCGGCTTCACCAGGTGGCGGAAGAGGCCCAGGCCCGTGGGGCTGTCGTTGAGGACGTCGTCCACGATGTAGACGACCTTGCCGCGGGGCAGGTACAGCTCCTCGCTGGTCTGCGGGCTGCGCTGGACGATGCCCAGGACCTCGCCGGTCGGCGCGACGTCCCACCGCTCGATGGTCATCTGGGGCCGCGGCTGGACGTCCTTGAAGGTGATGACGCCGTCCTCCCGGCGCTTCGCAGTCCACTCCTGGACCGAGAAGCCGTAGAAGCGGTACATGCAGGCCCGCTTGACGATGCGCGACCAGGACGTCCTGGGGTCATCCTTGAGGATCTGCTCTGCCATCTCCGCCCACTTGCCGTCGGTGTCGCCCTCGGCCGGGGTGAACGTCCAGCCCGACTTGGCAGCGAGGTTCAGGAAGTAGCGGACGCCCGCGGCGACGACCGAGGTGTTGGCCAGGATCTCACTGAAGGTGCGGAAGCGCTCGGCGTCCCGCAGCTCGGCGGTCTTCTCGTTCTCTACGACGTAGCCCCCGATGACGGCTGTGCCCGGGGCACCTGCGGTCTCGGTGGGGCGAACCGATCGCTTTACGGGGCTGACGAAGTCGAGGCCCAGGAAGCTGGCCATGCGTTGGGCTCCGTGTCTCGGGATATTCGGGGCCGAGGATAGCGCGCCCGCTGGCCGGGCCGGGACCGTCGAATTTTTCCCGCCATGCCCGTTTACGGGGCTGGAGATACGGGGTAAACTGTTCCCATAGTCAAGCGGGAACGTCGTTCCCTAAATCAAGGAGACAGTCATGAAGATCGTTTCACGCCCCCACCTGTTCGCCGTCGTGGCGGGTCGAGACCTGCTGGTCCAGATGGAGGCTGACCGAGACCGCCTCGTCCCCAAGACCGCCGGCGGTTGTTACTCCAGCGAGGAGCTCTGCGCCCTCCAGCGGTCCGAGGCACGCCGGGGCATCCTCGGCGTCGAGCTCGTCGACAGCAACTACGGCTGGTCGGTCCGCTACGACAGCGGCCTGCAGAACTTCGGCCTCCTCGCGGGCAGCCGCAGCGGACAGCTGGACGGCTCCCTCGAGGACGCCGAGCGGTACGCCAGGGAGTGGGTCGCCTGTGACCCCGAGCGTCGCTATGCTTGGAGGAGGCTGCCATGATGGGGCCAAGACTGTCCTGCCGGTGTGGCGCCACCTTCCGCTCCTACGGGGCGGAGGCCCGGCACCGACACAATTTCCCCATGCTGTGCCGGAAGGCCAAGGTGAAGAAGGGGGAGGGCCATGTACCTGCCCCTATCCCGGTGACCTACGGGCGGAGCCCCGCCGAACGTGAGCGGGACCGCCTGGACCTGGAGTGGCGCCTCGACACCCTGAGGCATGGCCGATAGCCAGCGTTAACCTTCCGTTAACCTTTCTCAGCATAGGATTGTCTCCTCGGTCAACCAGAGGAGACAGTCCCATGGCCTCCAAGGCCCTAACCCTGTTCCGCCATGCCGGATACAGGTCCTTCACGTTCGACGCGGTGCCCGAGGCCCAGGCGAGCACCTGGGGCTTTCGCGCCGCGTACGTCGTCGGCGGCCGCCTCGGCTCGCCCCTCACAGCGGTGATCGGCCCACGCCAGCGCTACGACCACCTCGCCGACGAGATGACCTACGCTGGGACCGTGCCCGTCTACACGTCGAGGGAGGAGGCCCTGGCCGTCTCGGCGGAGTACGTCGAGGCCCTCGAGACGCACAGCTTCATCGGGTGGTGGCTGGAGAACAACAGGCCGAGGCGGTCAGACGGGGGGTTCGCCCCCGTCGACCGCGCGATGGCCATGGCCGCGTTCCAGGCCTTCAAGAGGAGAGGGACCTGACCCCCTACCCTATCCACAGCGTGTGGCGGACCTCGTCCCGCCAGATCTGCCTGCAGAGGCTGACCTTCGACATGGCGTATTCGCCCTTCTCCTTCTTGAGGTCGTGGAACTTCTGCTGGCTCTCGAGGACCCTGCGGGCCCCCGCCTGGGTCAGCTCCACGTAGGTGCCGACGGCGAAGTAGCGGCTGCCGTCCTCCGTGGAGGGCATGACGACGTCCACGTGCATCCGGAAGTCGCAGCGGCGGAGCCGCATGACGAGCTTGGCGGCGTCGGCGGGGACCATGTGGCGGTCCTTGAA